TACCGTCATAGCTTTCATATAACCCGGCTGTAGAACCGCAGAATGGGCAACGCTTGAGTTTAATTTTCATTGTCGGTTACCTCCGTTCTGTTATTCCACAACTCAATCGCGTCCTGTTTGTTTTTTATGTGGATAGTTCCGATGCTGCAGTAGTTGCACTGCACTACATACATACCGTCATAGCTTTCATATAACCCGGCTGTAGAACCGCAGAATGGGCAACGCTTGAGTTTAATTTTCATTGTCGGTCACCTCCGTGAGCCAGTATTTGCGAAAGCAGTCGTCGCAGCCTTTTCCATTTGTGCATCCAATGCTTTCATCAATGGTGCAAGGTCTAATACACAAAATTCCATCATTTTCATCTATTGCTGCATTCGGAAACATCTTCAAGAACTCGCTCTGTCGTGTCTTGGCAGGGTGATCTTTCGCCCATTGCTCGACTTTTGAAATTGTTTCTTCAATGCTTTTAACTGAATCGTCTCCGAAATCAGCCATGCACATGCCGTTTTTCCAAATAGGACATTCCCCGCAGGTTCTATTTTTGCATAATCTGTTTACCGTCTTGAAAAATTCAACTATATCCATAGTCTCACTCCTTACCAATCTGAGTTTATAACCACAAAATCGCCGTTTTCTATTGCGCGATCTACAGCGGGCATTTTTCCGTATGGCAGCGGCAGACTGTAATATCAAGTCCCATTGCGATTACTCCTCATCCATAAGCTCATAGTAAATTTTAGGCTTGGTTTCACGCATGTTTTTCACCTTCTTTTCATTGCGGCCTTTTGCGCTTCTTTCAGCAGATTTTCACATTCCGGGTTCTTGAAAACCTCCCATCGCAATGAGTGAATGTCCCGCTTCTCTTTCGTAAGACCGGTTTGAGCAATCGGCTTCTGCAAAAGCCTGGAACAGATATACTCTTTGCAAATCAAAGGCCGCACAGAGTAAACATCGCACTGTTTTGTGTGCTCATTGCGGAACGGGCAGCTTAAATCCGGCCCGCCCTTTGTTTCCAAAAAAAGAGCGCTTATTTTCCTGCAAGTGGTGCTTTCTGGCATAATCTCGCAGCCGTTTAATTTCGCCTTTCGTGAGCGGGAGAAGATCAGCGCAGCATTCGCCGCACCCGCTGCAATGGCCGTCAATGCAGTTATTAGATCCAATACCGCTTGCATTCAGCAGCGCGGATGCTTTACCAGCCAACTTCTTGAACAAAGTCATTCGGCCCTCCTTCCCATTCATCGCATCCGTCATCCCAAAAGTCGGCGCAATGCGGGCTGTCGGCGTTGTAGCACACACCGTTGAACGGTTCATTCCATCGGCAAGTGTTGCAACATTTATCCATATTTTCGGGCGTTTCAAAGCTCATAATTGCTCCCCCGTTTCAGCCACATCAACCCCGATGTTTTGCAGCGTAACCTGCGCCCATGTGTCTGCCAGCTGGTCAACGCGGTAGCTGGAATACTTTTCCGTGACAGGGCCGCTCATGGCATTCTGGATTTTGACTAGCGTTGACGGCTTCAGCCCCACCTGATAGCAGGCCAGCAGGCATAAATACAGTGATCTCAAGGCAATATCCTGCCGCTCCTTCATCACTTCCTCATGCACCCTTGCGATTGATTCAGCTTCAAGCTTTGCAATATAAGCTTCCGCTTCTTTCTTGTAACAGGCCGGGAGCTGTATTTTGGCTTTCATGTTTATCTCCTCCTGTGGCCCGGCAGGCCGTGATTCCTCACATCCCGCCGGATTTTGTCTCCCCTGAGCACATCCGCTTCGTTCAACGCCTGAGCCTGCATGCGCTGCTTGCTGATGTCATCCATCTTGGCGCGGTACGCAAGATATTTGCTGCAAGTGCTATGGCATAGCGTGTGGCGTTCCGGTCATTTTTTATTCTCCGTTCCTGATGTAATTTCCCCATTGTTCAGCCATTGCTTCAGCGATGCCAGGAAAAGTTTTGCTTCTGACTTTTCCCGAACGGCTGATAGTATCTTCCCACGTCCGCGCCTTTCCGCTCGGCAGCCTGCCAAACAATACTGCGTTGTCAGGCTTTGGAAGCCCTGTTCCATGTAGCACCGGAAGATTAACCAGCCAAAGCGATGTCGCTTTTGTAACGTAATTTTCTGTATCTTCTGTAGATTTTGCGAACATATATGGGTGAATCGTTTGGTCTGGTTTTCGATACGCCGTGTTCATAAATCCTATGGGATTTTCGATCGCTATTCGCTCTGCGTTTGCTGCGAAAAATCGCATAAAAAATACCGCGCCTTTTGCCCTCTCAACCCACCGTGCAACCACCTTTTCTGGTACTGTGCACCGCAAAGAAAAACTACGCGTTGCAACATTGCTAAGATATGTGCAAGGTGGGTGTGCAATAAGCAAATCCCATTTTCCAATATCGTGCGTTTTGCCGTCCATTGTTACGACTTGCCCCCCCTCAATAGCTTTCAGGGCATCGCCCAAGATGTGCCATTCCGGGTGTCCGCCGGACGGTTCCTGAATATCGCAGCTGTATGCTTCAAATCCTCTGGCACGGAATGCCTTGCAGACGGTCTGGGATTCTTCACAGGCAACAAGAACTTTGTATGTCATTTCACTCACTTTCCATGTTTCCACCTTTCCATGCTTCCATACAGTTCACAAATGATTGCTTTTCTAATTCTTCTTTCCCATAGTTGGGTGTTTCAGGCACGTTTATAACGCGTTTTACGCGCGGTTTGCTCACGGTGATACTTTTCTTGGGCAGCTCGTATTCGACTGCGCTATCCGGGTATTTGCGCACGAATTTCACCAAACTTGGGTATTCCTGCGCCATAGCCAAAAGTTTACGTGATAGTTTCCGGTTCATCGTGTACACATTGGCGGTTTTCTCTGCATCGTTGTATGTAATAATCGTTTCTCTTTCAGATAGTGGAACAACCTTCTTTTTCGTTTCCGGCATTTATTATTCCTCCAATTCCTCAATCGTTATTTCAGTTCGCGGATTGTCTTTGTCGTACTTCACCCGGCTTCCGTCAACCGATTCGATGATCGTGTAATTATCATCCGCAAGGATTCTGCCTTTCACAAGCAGGTCATGGGCAGCTTCCAAGCAGTTCGATACGTCACATTTTCTTCTGGTTTTCATGTAGAACACTGTCACAACGCGACAGCGCCCCGCCAGCGGGGTTTTCGGCTTTGGGTCAAGAAAGTATATGGCTTGTTCTTCGTAGCGCTTATAGGCGCTGCTAGGGGCTATGAACGGCATTCCCGTTTTTTGATTCACCAAAATGCGTTGTGAGTTCTTTTTCGTGACAGGCGGCAGCGGGATGGTGTACTTGTAGATCACATGCCTTCCTCCCGTGCCTTTGCCCGGAATTCCGCTGCTTTCAGCTTCCATTGTGCTGCGTCATAAGCGCACTTTATCAACTTCTCGCTGTATTTTTCCATTTCCCGGTCAAGTTCAATCGTTTTTTCTGTGCAAGTCTGTGCAAGCTGCATGTACAATTCACGGTTAGTCAATGTTTGTCACCTCACAAAATAGATGGAACGGCTTCACCCACGCAAAATCAAGCTGTCCGCAAGCGCCGTGCCTGTTCTTGACGATCTCAATCACGGTATCGCTTTCGCTTGGCGGTTCTTCTTCCCGCTGTTCTCGCAATTTGGTGTAGTGTTCCGGGTTAATGGCAAGAATCATGTCTGCATCGTGTTCAATGGTGGCGGAGCCGAACATGTCGGACATCTTGATAAGCCCCGTGTCGGCGGCTCTCGCGGCCTGTACAAGCTCAATGATGCAGATATGATATTTCATTGCCAGCTGCTTTAATCCCCGTGTAAGGGCCGCTAATTCGTCATTGCGCTTTTCTTTGGCGTTTGGTGGTGCCACAAGTCCCAGATGGTCAATGACAACCACTTCCGGTTTTCGCTCCTTGATGGTCAGTTCAACGTCTGCAAGGCTGGTCAGGCTGGAATCATCCAGAATCAGCTTGTACCGCCTTTTCAGGATTTCTGCATCCTCTGCAATCTTGCTTTCTTCCTCTTCGGTCAGCGCATGATTTGTGATGCGGATGCTGTCGATCTGTTCCCATCGAGAAAAGATTGCTGTGTAAAGCTGTTCCCGGCTCATTTCCATTGACTGGTACAGCGTCAGGCAGGTTTGCGATATCTGCGCCGCCATTTGCAGGGCCAGTGTAGATTTGCCTTTGCCGGGCCGGGCAGCAATCACTGTTACGCCGCTTCGTACAAGTCCGCCGGTCAGCTTATCCAGCGTTCCAAAACCCGTTTGGATGTTGTCATTCGGTTTTTTCAGCCATTGCAGGAAGTCCTCTATGCCATCAGCAAAGTCCTTTGCGCTGCGCTGGCGCTGGTGCTCCATGATGTGCTGCTGCTTTTCCATCATGGCGGCAACCGCGCCGAACATTTCATCCGCGTCTGCATCCGATGCCACAAGTTCGCCCATCTTGGCAATCATCAGCCGCTTCCGGTATCCATCCAGGACACAGTTGATGTAGGTGTTAAATCCGCTCACCGATGGAACTGTCTGGGCGCATTCGTAAGCAATCGCCTTGATGTTTTCTTTGCAGCGTGATATTATCGATACTGCATCCGCCCGTTCCCCTCTGCGATCAAGTTCCTTGCAAAGCAGGAAGATATCACCCAGGTCTTTGATGCTGAACATCTGCGCTGTAAGGCTTTTGAACGCTTCGCTTTGCCGGTCAGGCTCTATCAGCATGATGCCAATAACAGCTTTTTCCGCAACAGCTGTATTCATTTGCCTGCCTCCTTCCACCCAATGAGCTTTGGAACAACTCCGTTAATCAGTTCCTCACGTGTATATTCCCGGTCATAGATGGGAATCAGGTCTTCAGACTTGCGGGGTTCAGCAGGTGGCTGTGCCGTTTCGTCTTCCCAGCGTTTTTGATTCAGCCAGGTAGCAGGATACGGGATATACTTGCCGCTATCTTTCTGCCACTGTTCTGTGGTCTTGAGATACTCAAGGCTTTTCAGGATTGCGGACAAGGTAGATTCGTCAGTAACAAGCTTTTCAAATTTCTTGCGTGCATCTGCCTTGCCTGTCTTCTTGGGATAGGCTGACCAGAAGGTGTCAAATCGAGGAGAAATCGCGTCAACCCCTTGGGGGGTATAGGGGGTATTCTTAACTTCTTTATTATTCTTTATATAAGGGTCTGTGTTAGCACTGTGTTGGTTCTGTGTTACCTGTTTGTTAGATTCTGTGTTAGTGCATTGGTAATTACCGTAATTATTCACCGTAAACACGCTAAATTTTCCGTGTTCGCACTGTGTTATTTCTTGTGTTGATTTTAGATGACATAAAGCAGTGCGCACAGATTGAACAGATATGCCGGTATCTGTTGAAATTTGGCGGATAGATGCAACTGTCTGTCCGGTTTCCAGGTGAACCCCCTTGTAATAACAGGGTTCATAGCAGGCCAGAAATAGCAGATGCAGGAACACACATTTTGTTGGAGTGTCTGTGTACCACCCCCATTTCATCATGCGGCGGTACAGCTTGATGTACCCTTCGTTTGCCATTTTTCAAAGCTCCTGTGCTTGTACCATATCGTCCGTCCACTGCGTCCCATGTACAAAACTCAATCTCATCACCTGCCTTTCGCTCAAAAATTAAAAGGGAGATCACCGTCATCTTCAATCGGTTCGTACTCATTGTTTGCCACCACATGCGCAGAAACGGCCCTATTAGCCACGTTCTGACTTTGGGCGGGTTCTTTACTGCCTGCGAATGAAACGTTGCTTACAACCACCTCTACGGCGTTCCTGTTGCTGCCGCTCTTGTCCTGGTAGTTCCGGATCTGCAAACGGCCCTCAACGGCGATCAAACTGCCTTTCTGGAAATAGCGGCAGATGAATTCTGCGCTCTTGTCCCAGGCAACGATGTCAAAAAAATCTACCTGATTCTGGCCGTTGGCATCTTTGCGTCCCCGGTCTACCGCAACGCGGAACGATGCAACATTTTTACCTGTTGTAGTCTGGCGCAGCTGAGGGTCAGCAACCAGTCTTCCCATAAGTGCAACTACATTCAACATGTCTTTAATCCTCCAAATAATTCTTTCCAAACCGCCGGGCAAACTCTTCCTTTGTCCAGCTGTAATCAATCATTGCCATGCGCTGTGCGGTCATCTTGAGTTCAAGCCGCATCCCAGCATCCAGCCCTTCCATCTCGGGCCAGCACTGCTTTTCGCCGTGAATCCATCTGTGGCAATCCGGGCAAACCAAAATCCACAGGCCAAGTGATTTGCTTTTTGTCCGGTTCTGGCCGTAGAGCACTTCATGCCGTACCAAAGCGTGGCCGTTAAGGCAGTAATAACACTGTGGGTGGCCGAACATGTCTTTCTTGTTTGGCATGATGGATGGCGCATAGCCGTTGGAATCAAGCGCAACGCCAAATTCGTTTTTCATTCTCCGGTCAGTCCTTTCAGCTTTGCAATTTCGTCCGGTGTCATTGTGGGGATTCCCTGCTGCTGGCACTCCTGCACAATCAGTTCCAACAGGCGGTGCATCTGCTTGCTGTCGTATACGCTGGAACCATACCAGCATTGCAGCGTGCAGAACGTGCCGTTTGGTGTAGGCATGGTATCTAGCAAAACAACCTGCCAGCCCTGTCCCTGGCTTTCCCATCCGCGCTTAAAGGTTTCTATTGCTTCCTGCTTGATGGTGACAATATCGCTTGCACCTGCAACATCCCGCACAAGGTCGCGGTAAATCTCAACAGCAGGCTTTTTCAGCTTTTCTGCAAGCTGGTTCATGAGTGTCCACGCATAAGCGTTAGAAGTCAGGCTGCGCTTTTTCCGTACCTCGCCAAAAACACCTGCAAACAGCTTGCCGGGGCCGGATTTAACTTCGTTCGCAAAGTTCTGCGCTTCCTCCATGTCTGGCTTGCTTTTAAGACGAAGCATCAAAATCTCACCCATCAAGGTAGCATCCGCGATGTTGATTGTATGGCTCATTTGCTCCACTCCTGAATCTGTGCAATCAGCGCATTGCAGCCGTCCAATGTTTTCATTGTCCCGCCGGGAACGGCTTTCAAAGCGTCAAGGACTTCATTTCGTGTATGTTTTGTTTTGGCGCAATACTCGGTAATTGCAGCTGTTAGTGTAGCGCGGGCTTTGACATATTCGCTTGCTTCGGCCTCGCTGGACTGAATATCGCCTTTGGTTGGCTGTTCTGGTGCTACGTTTGCGCTCGTCTGCTTGTGGTATTCATCACTGTCAGGGTCTTTTGTGTCATCAATGCAAAACAAGCCATTCAACGCATATTTTCTGGCATAACTGGATGCTGTACCGGTAATCTGTGCTCCGTCCATACCTTTTTTGGTTTCATCCTCGCGGGCAAAAGCTGTGGTACTGGTGGAGTTTCCCTCTTTGTCCGTTACTGTGGCAATGGCCTTGACGTAATAGCGGCTTCCGATAAGTACAATATCGTCCATAACGGTCAGCGTGCAACCATATTTTGCACAGAGAGGTTTTGCCGCTTCAAGAATGCTTTCCGCGTTCCGGTATTTGTACTTTCCGAAAGAGTTGTAAAGGTTCTTGGGTGCTTTCAATTCAGATTGAATCTTAGAAAGTGCTTCAAACACGCTCATGCCTTTTCCTCCTTTTTCACAGTCCCGTTCACAGTCAACTTTTCAGCCTTTCTGGTGAACGTGATGTTCAGTGTTCCGCACGTTTCAATGCCGAGATTTTCTTCATTTTTCAGGCTTTTCATCATCTCGCAGATTAGTTTTTCAATGCCATAGGATTGCCCATCAACACAGATGCTTGCAAAGCTTTCCGAGCAGTAAAGGCTTCCTGTGGCTTCAATGCTATAGTTCTTCAGTTCCATCGTTATCCTCCCTTACCGTGCTATCAATGCACGTTTCACCCCAAATGCAATCCTCGCACATAATGGGGTGGCCGTATTCGTCAGCCGCGCCGCAGCCGGGAAAGTCAAGCTCGATCATTGTTTGCTTTCTCCAATTCATCCAGTCGTTTTGCCATGCCGCTCATTGCAGCATGGTAGGCGGCGCAAATCTTGCTGTATTTCAATTGTTCGTTGTTGTTCGTATCCAGGATTGCAATCTGCACAGTTTCAAAAAACACCTGGTATTTTTGCGGGTCGTTGCATTCAAATGCCATCTCAATCTCAAAAGGGTTCACGAAAGCACCTCCCGCAGCGTAATAGCGGCCCATCCGCCCAGCAGGCAGGCAATAAGCCCGGCCAAAGATGCGACCCCGCCTCCCTCTGCAAGGCCAGCAACGGCGCAAATGGTGCCAATTGCACAACCCAGCAGGGTAAAGTTTGCAAAGCACTTGCAAACCGGAACAATATGGGCTAAAATGGGCTTGTGAAACCGGAAAATTTCACGTTTTTTGCCGTTCAGTGCATTGCCGTACACTGGGCGGCTCTTTTTGTTTGCAGTCATGTTAGTGTCCTTTCTTGTTGTTTCCGCCTATCCAACGCTTGTATGTCGGAAATCAGCAGATAAGGCTTGCAATTTGTTCAACGGTTAAATCACGGAAGCTACCGTAATGCTGCCATACCCAGCCACGAGATTTGCCAAGAATCTTGGCAACCTTTGTGGAGCCAAACAGCAGCTCGCCGGGGTAAAGTTCAGCAGCGCGGGCGCGAATGTCTACAAGGGTTTCTTGGTAATGGGGCTTTTCACGGGGCATATGCTCCCCTCCTTTCAAAACCTCACGGCCCCCATAATGCTAATTGCAAGGGCCAGAACGGATAAGAGCAACGCCACATCTTCCTTACTCATGCGTTTCGCTCCTTTTCTTCAAATCGGCCAAATTGAAGTGGCCGGTTGTGATGTGCATGTTGTTCGGGTCACCAAGGACAGTTTCATTCTTCACGTCCTTGAATGTGACCTCCGGCGGAATCTTGATGTCTGGGCCGACTTTCAGGTCAATCTCATGTATGGTCTGGGTAACAGTGGTATTTCCAAAACTGGTTACGCTTTTATCGTTCATATGTTTCTCTCCTTTCACAAAGCTTTCAAACACAGCAGCCGGAAGGTTTCGCGGCCTTTGTGGGCTTAGATTCCGATATAACATTCTTTTTTCGCCGTTTCCTAAGTGTTGCGGACGAAATATTAAGCTCTCAAGCCCAGTCTTCCTGAATCATTGTTTTACCGTCAATCGTTATAAAAACGTTATTTGTTCGGTTTCTTGCTTGTGTGTACGAATCTGCCCATCGGCAATTTTCTGGGCAGTAGCCTTTGTTGACATCAATTCTGTCAATCGTCAAATCATCTCGATATCCGTTAGCTATTGCCCAAGCATAGAATTTCTTGAAATCGTGCCAATCTTCACAAACAAAGATTCCGCGTCCGCCATAATTCTTATATTCTTTGTTTTTAGGCGAATAGCATCGTTGGAACATATTCCGCCAGCATCTATATATCCGCGTTCCAACCATTCCATGAGATAGTTTTAATTCTCGCGTAACCTCTTTGCGGAAACATCCACAGCTTTTTGTAGCGCCAGAAGTAAGATTGGCTCCATCAACGGTGATAATGTTTCCACAATCGCACTGGCAGACATAACGATAATGCCCATATGGCGTTCTACAAGCCGCATGCAAAACTGTAAGCCTACCAAAAGTTTCACCTGTTAAATCCTTACGGCAAGCCAAACTTGTTCTTTCTTTTTGTAAGCATCCGCAAGATTGCGTGTGACCGCTTTTTAGCTGAGAAGTAGCCACAGCTGTGATATTCCCACATTCGCATTGGCAAATCCATTTCACCCTTTTTCTTGTATCAGGGCTGCGTTTCAAAACTGTCAAACGTCCAAAACGCATTCCCGTCAAATCAATAAATTTTCCCATCGTTCATTTGTTCACCTCCACACTTATCAGAAAAATGCAGCTCCATCAAGTCGGCAATTGCGAGATATTCTTTGGCGTATTTGCTATCGCCGTGGGTTTTCTTGACGATCTCACGGAACTGCGCCAAATCACCATAAAAGCAACCACACTGTACGCGGAGAATTTTATCCTTGCAGCGGAAAAATGTGGTCGTGTAGCGGCCAAAGCCTGCAACGACAGCGTAGTCCGCATTGCCGAAGACCTGCGCATTGCCGAAGACCCGCGCATTGCCGGAGACCCACGCGTTGCCGGAGACCTGCGCGTTGCCGTAGACCCACGCATTGCCGGAGACCCACGCGTTGCCGGAGACCTGCGCGTTGCCGTAGACCCACGCGTTGCCGAAGACCCGCGCATTGCCGGAGACCCACGCGTTGCCGGAGACCCGCGCATCGCCGAAGACCCGCGCATCGCCGAAGACCTGCGCATTGCCGGAGACCTGCGCATTGCCGGAGACCCACGCGTTGCCGTAGACCCACGCATTGTCGTCGTGTGAAAGGTTATCTTCCTTCTCAATAAATCCGCCGAGTTCTCCCTTCTCAACGTCGCCAAAAGCGACGAGAGCCTTAATACGGAACAGCTTATGCCCGAAAACGTTCGTTACAAATTCATCGGTGAGTTCAAATTTCTTCATGGCTGGATGCCTCCTTAAAATACAGCCCGCACAGCAGATTCAGCGCCAACAGGGCGGAGAGAGCGGCGGGGGTGTTTTGCTGTCTTGCATCAAGGTTTCACCTCCGTGCTACACTCAGTGAACAAGTAATCCAGCGTGCAGCCTTTGAGCGCCCCTTGAATGGCTTTCATCTCGCGCAGGGTAAATTGGGAGTGCCCGGTCAGTTTGTTTTGCATGGTAGCGCGGGAAATTCCAATATGCTGCGCAAGGTCTTGCTGCGTACAACGCTGCTTTTTAAGCTCAATCAATAGGTTTGGGAACACTGGGTTTCACCTCCTTCAAAAGCTCGTCTACCGTGCAACCGTAAAGTTTGGCAATGTCCGGCAGCTTTTTGGTGCTGGGTGCGTTTGCGCCTGTTTCCCAAAAGTAAACTGCAGCGTCAGACACATTCAGCGCTTCCATTACCTGCTTGACCGAAAGCCCGGCTTTTTCCCGTAGCACTTTGTACTGCGTGTATTCCTTCATTAAATCACCTCCAAAACTTAGTTTTACATCTTGACAACTAAGCTACAATTAGATATTATTGAATTGCAACAAACAATAACTTTCCAAAGACCGCTATTTTGTGGCCTTAGCTTTTGCTTTGCCGTCAAGCTATGTTTCTATTATAACTAAGTTTTCTAAGAATGTAAAGAGTAGACTTAGAAATAATAGAAATATAGCACATTTCACAAAAGGAGTGTGCTTAACTGTGCGAACGATAGACAAAATTAACTACTATTTAACTAAAGAAAACAAAAATGGTGCAGATTTGTGTGAATACCTGGGGGTAAGTAGCGGGGTGTATAGCCAATGGAATACTGGACGAACCCACCCCAGAAAATCAAAGCTGCCTATCATAGCCGAATATTTGGGGGTTGAAGTTTCTGACATTCAGGGCGATGACACCAACAAAAAAGAAAAGCCCACCGCACAAGGCGGTGAGCTTATATCCGATTTGCCCGAAAACATTCAAGAACTCATTTCTATTTGCTTGCAGAACCCGGATTTTACTGTTTTGCTATTAGATCTTGCGCAGCGGATGCAAAATCCGCCAGCTGATCCGGCGTAAAGGTATGCAGGATTGCAATTAGCTTGCTGATGTTTTCCGCCTGTTCTGCCGCAGTATATTTCTTTGTTTGCATATGTTCCTCCTATCACTGTCACTCAGGCCAAAATCATCTTGATGATCATCAGCTGCATTACAATACTCAGCCCGATGGGCAAAAGTACCAGCAACAACGTGCCAATGGTGTATCCGTTGGATGCTTTGATGTCGTTCATCTCGCGGCGCAGAAAATCTTCGTTAATCATATTCTTCATCCTTTCAAAGTAGCGGCAATGATAAAAAGCAGAATTGTAAGCCCAAACCATACCCATGCGGCAATGTAAAGGTAATCCGCAATGGTGAAAATGGTGCTCTGGATATTGCCCAAGCGCCGAATCTTCTCGTATGCGGCCAGAATGTTTTCATCCGGCTGGTTCTGATTTTTTTCGTCTGACATGTTTTTTCTCCTTGTGGGGTGTATAATGAATTTAGATATTGAGGTTTTTGACAGTTTTATTGATAACAAAACCTATAGAAAGTTAAAGTGGATGTGCAAAAAGCAGGACTTTTACATATCCGATTATTTCAAAAGATACGGTTCAAATTCAGAGGAACAATACTTTTTGAAGTTCCTCGCAAAGCAGAATTACGCTAATATCTGCACGAAAGATAAAAAATATGCTACTGACAAAGATCTTGCTCAGTTTACAAAAGCGGATTTGGAGCAGCGTATTCTTCACGTGACAGGTTCGTTAAGGCGATACGTTGAAAAGCGAAAATACAACAAAAGAATTGATGTTATCCCTATTATTATTTCGCTGTTTTCTTTGGCAATAAGTGTTTATTCTTTGCATGTAAGTCTCGATAAAGGCCCAAAGAACGTTAGCATTGTTTCGTGGCCCGCTACAGCGGAAACCGCACAGCAGGTTGAAGAAACGGATTATATACGGTAAGGGATATCCGGATCTTTCCCAATCTCTTTGCAGAACGCAATGTAATTATCAACGCAGTCAATGATCGCTTGCCCGATGCCGTCAACGGTTTCTGCGTGATAGTCAACCAAATCTTTGATACCATCAATCTTGCCGTAATAGATTTTATCGTATGGGTCGTATTCCGGCGTTGTAGTATAGCCTTTATAAAGGATTTTTACGGGGAATAACAATCCGGTATCGGGAACAGGTTCTCCATTTAATGTACATCCCCTATCGCCATATGTATAATCAATCCCCAGCTGGTCACAAAGTTGTATTGCCAGTTTGGTTGCTGATATTTGCTTTTCTATGTCAGTCATTGTTCTTCCCCGCATCAGTTGTAAGTTGTTGTTTTGACAACTCTATGTTGTACTTACATCTTATTACAGATTGCCGTAACGGTCAATTAGCAAAACGCACAAATTTCAGGTTTCGCGCTTTACTGTCCGGTTTTTCGGCCTTTTGCGTCCGTGCTTTGGTGGGGTGGTTAAATCAGGCAGTTTCATGGCTGTTTTCCCTCCGTGCTCGGTCTTGCAGCACAGCGCGATACAAGGCTTCAATGGTTGCCGCATTACGGTTTTGGTAATTCTTTAGACGTTCCACGTTATTCATTGTTGATTCCTCCTGTGTTTTTTGACTACAGTAAGAATCTTAACACGTTTTTTATGCCATGGCTTCCATTTATTTCCATGGCATTTTTTGAATATTTTTTTCTTTATATTTCCTTAACTGTTGTTGTATAAAAATTTTACCGCATTTGAAGTGCAAAACATGTAAAAAATTGAGGGTGATGAAATGGAAAGTAGAGCTGATTTCCGAGAACGTGAAGGACTTATTCTTTCGCAGTGCCGGTTGGAATCCGGGCTTTCGCAAGAATATGTAGCCCGGCAGATGGATGTGAACATCCGCACGGTGCGCAACTGGGAAGAAGGGCTTTCCCCTATCCGAAACGATGATCTGTTGATGTGGTTCACCGTCTGCAAACAATCCCCCCTGGCGCTGGCTGCAGCGCATCTGGATGCCGTCTGCATTTAGCGATACCGATACTCCAAACTGGACGGACGAGCAGGTAGACAAGGCACTTTCTGATTATATCGCCCAGATGCCGGGGCTGTACAAGCGCCGCCTGCTATATATCCTGTGTGGGGCACATGGAAGCGATTGGGCGGGCCAGATAGACTTGTTATGCGCTAACGCTCATACGTCCATGCAAAGCCGTGTACGCGTCTGTCAGGCCGTAATACAGAACTACCGGATAGATACCGCAACTGGGAATGACCCCTGCCCAAAAAGCACCAAGCCGGACTTTGACCGCCTGCAAATATGCCTGCAAGCCGGAGAAGCTGCCGTTCTGGCAGGCAACGGCGAATATAACGCAAGGGAAAAATAAAAAATCCCCTGCCGGTGGTGACGCACCAGCAAGGGATAAAGGGCCGTCAACATAAAAAGTTGACGGTTTTATTATAAAACATTTTTTGGAGGGCTGCAAGATGAAAAAGGATTTGACAGTTGGGCTCTTTCACCGAAAAGACGGAAGATACCAGCGCAAAGAGATGATAGGTGGCGTTTGGAAAACATTTTCTGCCAATACGCCAGCAGAGGTCTGGGAAAAGATTGAGGATGCCAAAGAAGAGCAGGAAGAGAAGGAACGAATTGAAGAAGAGCGTTCAAATGCTGGGCCGCTGTTCAGCGAAATTGCAAAAGAATATATCCGCGTTGTGCAGGGCATGAAAAGCGGAACGCAAAAAAGCTACCTGCCTGCCGTTAAGCGGGCTACTGACGAGTTTGGCGAATACCACATGCGGGAAATTGAGCCTTACATGATCGCGGAATTTCTGCGCGGGCCTGAAATGGCCGGGCGGGCTGCCACAACGGTATCAAACCAAAAGACTGTGATAAACAACATCTTCCAGTATTGGATTGACAGCCCAAAGTGGCGCGGAGATGTAAACCCGGCAACGCAAACTAAAATGCCGCGCGGCCTGCATAAGGGCAAACGACAGCCCCCTACAAACGAGCAAGTGGCAGTGGTAAAGGAACATTACCTTGACCCCGATGCGCTCCCTGCGGTGGCTTATCTTTGCACTGGCGAGCGCAAGGGCGAAATGTGCGCCATACAGCTGCGTGATATTGACTTTGATAAAAACATCATCCACATCACAAAAACGATAGAGCACAAGGGCAATGCCGCTGTGATAAGGGATTATGGCAAAACCCCGGCAGCAATCCGGCAAGTGCCGCTGCTTTCCATGCTAAAAGAAACCCTACAGCCCATCCGCAAAATGCCAAAAGACACATACATTATTGGCCTTGATACAAAGCCTGTAAGCAAAAGCCGCTATGATCGTATGTGGCAAAAGTTCTGGCGAAAATACGGCGTGGCAAAGCCGGTGCCCAGAACCAAAAGCGTTGTAAAGCACGGCAAGAATGTAACCGTTGCATATACTGATTGGAAAGTTCCTGTGTGTGGGCACCAATTTCGGCATGAATATGTTTGCATGCTTGCAATGGCCGGTGTGCCGGAAGAGATTGCAATTCAACTTGTGGGCCATGCAAACGCCAAAATGATTCACGAAGTTTATCTAGCCCTTAAGCCCCAAATGATTGAGGAAGCACGGAAAAAGCTTGAAGTTATTTTGTCAAATGTTAATTAAGGGATGCCCCTACTTAATGTTGCAAAAAAAATTTATGCGCTGCGGTGGTTCAACCACTTCGGCGCATTTTTTTTGCACCAAATCCGCACCAAAATCCCGATAACACGGATTGCAAAACAATGTATAAAATTTTTGCACCATGAATGCACCATGAATAATATACATTTTTGAACGTTTTTGAACAGATTTGAACAAAGAAAAAACCGCTAAGCATCGTAACTTAGCGGTTTTTTGTCGGTGCAACAACCGTATTCATTTTGGTCCGAGTGGCGAGAGTCGAACTCACGGCCTCTTGAACCCCATTCAAGCGCGCTACCAAAACTGCGCTACACCCGGTCGAACGTGGGCTGCTG